TGTGTCAGGATCATCAGCGACCACAGCAAAAATCTGCGTGCCAGACTTGATAGACTGACTTGCTGGATAAAACTGTTGTTGCTGGACTTGACCAGTTGAACCGTTGGTAAACTGAACACCTAAGAAAATACCGCAAGGCGTGGCAGTTGTTGTGCCCGTGTCTTTTTCGATAGTTCCATCAGAGATACGTTTTACCAAGTCACCGTAGAAAATGTTAGTAGCATAGCCACTAGCAATTTGCATCAAACGGGTTGAACCCGCGAATACCTGTCCACCTATTAGGTTTACAGGCTTTAGACCGTAAGGGGCCGAGACTGTAGGATAAGCCATAAAGACTCCTATAAATTATTTAGAACCAGAACCAAATCCTGTTCCGCGACTTGTTGTTGACTTGCGGTCAGCAAACAAGGGCATCCGAGGGTCATTATTTCGCATGAAATGATTGTCAACTGAATCCATCTGGTTTTGAGCTTGCTTGTTGTAATACTCAGCACGAGCTTCAACGCGTTCCTTGGGAGCTTTGCAAAGCATCAGCCCACCAATTTCCACATTGCCGTTTGCGTTATTACCAAACAAGGCCAATTCTGGATGATCCACTGCTTTCACCGGCTCATAACCATCGCGCATCTGTAAGGACACGTTGTTGGCTAATGGCTGACCTAGCACATGAGTCGCTACCCAGCGAAACGTGTAATCTGGATCAGGTGTCGGATCGGGCAAGTTGCTCGGGGGTACGTATACCGTACGAGCAGATTTATCGCGTGTTTTTAAGTCACGTGTGATGCGGTCAATAGTATCAGCCATTTTGTTTCTCCAATTTTGCTAATTCAACAGCGTATTGCTGTGGGGTCAATCCAAATTTTTTAGCCAAGGCGATTTGCGTTGGCGACATTTCAACTTTTCGTACCCCAGACGATCTGGTCGCGGAAGCAACTACTGTTGCAGCTTTTTTAGAGCCATCAACCGATTTAGGCTTTTCTTCTCTTCCAAATACTTCTGGAAAAGTTGATTTAATGCGAGCATCAATGCGCTCGAAATATTCGTCAGAGCGAGGGTCAACCCCCGAATTCACTAGTTTTTGGTGCAGCCCTAGAGAAAAGCTGGTTAATTCTTCATACCCCGATTGACCGAACCACTGGTTTCTTGCCTGCCAGCGCAGGGTTTTATCGTCGATCTCTTGTCGGGGTGGAGGAGATGACCTGATTTGTACATCATTATCATCTTGTTGTAAAGGGGTAGGTCTAAAGTTTTTTGCAGCTTCTACACGCATCTTGGCGTCTGTCATGGCCTCTTGTGCCTCTAACAGAGCATCAGAATCGCCTGCTTCGTATGCTTCTTTGTACTTACGCTTGGCATTTTCAAGCTCGGCATGGGTTGCCGCCTTGATTGTTTCAGAATAAGTCTGTTCACCCGTGCTTACATGCTGTTTTAGACGTTTGTTCTCGTCCAAAATGTGCTGTGTAATGCGTTCCAACTCTTGTTTTTCACGGGAAAGGGCTTCTTTGGCGCGGCGCTCGTCATGACGGGCGTGTGTTAGCTCGTTAATGCGCTTTTTAACGCTATCAGTGTAAGAATCAAGCTCATCGTCAGACGGATCTTGCACTTGGCGGTCTAAAGGCCGCTTGCCCCGGTCTTCTTTTGGGGTATCGTCAACAATTTCTATCTCAATTTCGGTATTTTCGTTTTCAATTTCTACCGATTTTGAGTCAATACTATCCATTTCGTCGGGGAACTTGTACGGTTCAGCCATTTTCTTCCTTTCAAGCGCGGGTTAAGCCGCGAGGGTCTTGCACAACAGCATCAACTTGGTCGTCGTTGATGAGACGGAACTCTTTGCCAAAGATTTTGAATCTTGTGCCAGAGTAGGTACGTACTAAGACGAAGTCACCTTCTTTGCACCATGCTCCGTTAGGAAACTTGGTGGTGTCGTTGTACGCATCGGGGCCAACTTTTAAAACAAACAACACAGTGGTTGCAGTTTCTTCTTGGCGCATGCTTTCGATTGGTCGGACTAAGTCCAGACTTGTACCATCCACTCGTTCAGAGATGTCGGGCACGGCGCAAAGAATCTTCCAACCTGTGGGGATTGGGAGTTGCGTGGCCCTCTGCTCGTCAGTAGCTTCGGGAGCATCCAAAGGCTGGATGGGTTCAGGCAGTGCAAAAGCACCGGGGGAGAGATCAAGATCACTCATCGGATTGTTCAACTTTCTGTGCAAGGTCAAGGAGATAACGCTCTGCAAGGGCTAGACCCTGAATAATCCCGCAGAGTTTTTGGTACTCTTCAAAAGTACGGCACGAACCGCCAGCCAAGTCATCAGCGTAGTTGTTCATGTCAGTGCGTATTTTTTCACGTAATACGCGTACGAAGTCTTGGATCATGATTTAGGTTCCGTTTTGGGTTGGTTGCGAGAACTTTGTTGCAGTGCGGTAGTACGCGCTTGCAAATCCATTTGCTTTTGGTTCTTTGCAATCTCAGCGCCCAGTTGAACACCAGCGCGTTCTTGTTCAAACTGTTGCTTGGCTTGGCTCTCTTTGATCTGTGCGCCAACACGCATTGATTCCAGTTGCAGTTGACCACTGACCTTTTGTTCTTCCAACTCTTGTTTGTCGGAAGCGGCTGCGGCATCCATCATCAGCTTTTGTTTCTTCAACTCTAACTCGCCTTGCTTGATCTGCAACTCTTGCAACTGCATCTGAACCACTGGGTCTTGTGCTTGCTGTTGTGCCTGCATCTGTGCGGCTTTGGCTTGATCTTGCATGAGCACTTGCTGTGCCGCTTGCGCCATCATTCCAGACAAAGCAATCTCCACATTTGGTGGTAACTTCTCGTCTTCGGGTGGCAGTGGCATACCAAGTTGTTGCTCGATCTTCTGACGCATCATGTAGCCAACGTGTTCTGCAACGTGCGCAGTAAGCGCCGCTTGAATGGCCGGAGCACGAGGATTCTGACCAATGAACTGCTGAATTATTGGGTCTTGCAACAACATCATGTGCACTTGGATATGCGACTGATGATCTTGGTACATGAACGCTTTAAGCGGCTTGCCCTTAAGCACATTCTGGTTCTCAGACACAGGGTCTGTGGGCTTTTGATCTTCTTCCAGCGGCACCAACTTAGCTGCGTTTTTAATACCTAACACCTCCAACATACTGCGGTGCAGTTGTGGTAAGTCATAAATGTCAGGCGCCATCTGTGCCATCTGAATTACAGCTTGGTACTGCACAACACGTTGACTCATCGTCGCGGCATTGGGATCAGACACAGGGATCACATCTACGTGGTTGTAGTCAGACTGCTTAGCGCGGGGGCCTTTTGTACCTTCTGGCTCGTACAAATAATCAGTGTCAGAATAATCACGAATGATGTTTTTCAGCAGACCCAACTCTTGCTTCAACGCAAAGTGCACACGAGCCTGCACCGCAGTCATTACCTTGAGTTGTCTCTCTAACAATGCCAGTGTTGTACCGACAGGAGCGTTGCCACTCATGTCAGACACCTTCATGTCAGCAGTGGCGGCAAACCTGCGGCCTTCTTCCACAATGTTTTGAAGCAGTGTGTACAAAGTTTGACTTGGCTCTTTATATGGAAGTGGCAAGATGTTGTCGCGTATCGTGCCAGAGCCTACATCTACGTCTCGGAATTCACCCGGTGCGATGGGTGTGTCATCTCCCTTGATTCGCAAGCCCCGTGTCTTGAGTCCACCGGGCAAGTTGGCAAGTGTTCCTGCATCGATGAGTTGACGCATGAGGGATGTAGCGGATTTAGCAAAGCCTCCGATAAGATGGAAAAGCCCGAAGCCGTAAGCTCCAAAACCCGGGATATATTGGTAGTGCACAAAGTGCTGACGCTTGAGTTTAAGTGGGTCATCTTCGTTCCAATTACGGCGAATAGCCAATACATCGTTGGTACCTTTGATGAGTGTTACCACGTATGGCAACATGATGCCAGTGGGTTCATCATCTTCATCTTCATCTTCAAAACCTTTGAGGTCTAGATCAACGTGGCACTCATACAGTGTGTAACGCTCATCGTTCAGGTCACTAAAACCTGTCTCTTTATCTTTGGCTTTCTGAATATCGCTGATGGATTTATCAGGTTCAGACAAATCAATATCACGGTAGAACCCAGCTTGTTGTAGCTTGAGAATCTCATTCTTTGTCTTACGCATCACGTGTGTAATGCGGTAGCACGTGTCCATCTCTGTTGTGCCATACGGCAAGACGATGTCTTCGGCTGGAATGAAGATCGATACTTGACGTCCCAAATTGGGATCGTAGTACACCTTCTTAAACGCTGAACCTGTGGCTGGCAGTGACCACAACATGCGCTCATGCTCTGGGCGAAACTCAACCATCTTCTCTGTCAACTGATAGTTCATATCATCTTGAACACGGGCGGCGGCTTCCTTCTTCTCAGGTGTCTCCTTACCAATGATCTTGGTGCGCACTGGCCCCCCAGCGGGGAACGTCTCAGTGATTGTCTCAGCTTGAAACCTGACAACCGCTTCTGTAATCATAGGGTGGAACACACCTGACGCACCGTTCCAAGGTTCTGTGCGCTCTTCCATCTGCAAGCCCAGAAGTTTTAAACCTTCTGTGTAGGCTTTCTCCCAATCTTTGCGGCTGTTCTTATCGTTGTCAATGTCAGAACACAACTCACTTGCCATAGATTGCAGTGCACTCTCAGATACTTCATCGGCCAAGTTATCAGAGAAGGTATCATCATCTCCCTCACCGATGCTGATCTCCATGTCACCTATTGCAATGTTGACTTCTTCAGGGTCAACAATCTCAATCTCAATCGCCTCTTCGTTTTGCGCTAACGCGTCAATCCCTGCGGGTTGTTGGTACAGTGCTTTGTCAATATTAGTAGCCATGCTTGATCCTTAGTAATACGCCGCTTTACGGGGTATAGAGAAAATGTCGTCTTTTTCGTCGCTGTCCAAGCTGATGAACCCACCATTCCTGAACCGAGCTAACGCCATACTTGTGCAGTCAACCATGTCGTCATGATCTGACGCGGGGAACGCAGCCACCTGCTCTACAACTTCCTCTGCCCAGCGCCTACCCGCAGGATACCAGACCATGCCCGATCTGAAAATATCCGACACTGCATTCAGTCGTGCAACTTTATCACCTGTGCCCCTGTGTGGGGTGAACTCTTGGACAGGAATCCCCATGCGCCTGAACTCTTGGAACAGGGGTGTACCGCTAGATTTCTTCTCAACAATAAACGCATCTGGCTCCCAATCTCTGTACTCTTCCAGCACCATGT